ATCTAAAATTACCTGCTTGGTCTGTACTTGTATAAAGAACCTTACCACCATCTTCGGTAATAACTTCATTCTTTTGATCAAGAACACCACCTCTTTTTGGAGTAGCTTCAGTAATAAGATTACCTGCACCAACATACTCAAATGTATGAGAACTAGCAATAATTTTACTTTGTTGTTGGAAATATGCAGTAGAACCAACTCCAACTGTATTAAGTAAATTTGTAGCAAGTGTTAGTGTAGTTATTCCTGATGACACGGCTGTCGAACTATTTATTACATAATAAAGAGGATCCATACTAGCAGTTGCAGTTGCAGTATTAATACCAACATTAGGTGCTCCTATGGTTACATCAGGAGTTCCAGTATACTGACTTCCACTACTAATAATAGTAACTGATTTAATTGCCTCATCCTCTACTGTAGCAAATGCTGTTGCAGTCTCTCCATTAGGACCAGAAGGTGCTTCAACAGTTACTGTAGGAGTAGAAGTATATCCAGTTCCTCCAGCACTTACTGCAATAGTTTTAACTTCTTTATACAGTTGGTCAAAGTAAACCATCTGTCCGTCATATGGTCTATCAACATCAATCTTTGCTGTTCCAGCAGATGATCCTGAACCAACATAAGTATGTGTTAATGTTGAAATACCAACGTTAACTACAAATGAAGTAGTTGATGGGATTGAGTCTACAGTGAAAATATAAGGTCTCTTATGTGGATATATTTTAGATCCAAACTCACATGTCAATCCAATTCCAGCAAGAGTAACACCCATTCCAACTAAGAAATTATGTGCAGCAGTTGTAGTGACTGTAGCAACACCTATCTTATTATCATAGACAAAATTACTAATTGTTTTCTCAGGTGCAAAAGTATCAACGTTTACTATAACCTCATCCTGAGAAACAGCACCTGCAGTTGTAACAAAACCAGTATATTGAAGATCACTAACACCTTTAGCAACTAAACCTTTAGTACCAAAACTACAGTTACTATTTGCTATATCTGCTTGACCACCCTTATCAACTCTAACTGCTTGATCAGTACAAATAGTGAATAAAGAAACTAATTGAGCAAATCCTCCATTAGTAACAGCAACACCAATACCACCTTGGTTGTATTGTGTAAAAGCATCAACGTTCATAGATCTTAGAAGTCTTGCCCGATCACCATCAACATAAACTCCAGTACCAGTAGTAGTATCACTAGTGCAGTTTTGAATATATGGACCTTTCCATTTACCACCACCTACATTTTCTGCAATTTCATCTGTAGGGAATGCAACAGCCGCAGCAGGAGCAAGATGTCCCTTAAAAGTCATATTAGCTAACTTAACAGCTTTTCTTACATGGAAAAGATCACTCGTTGTTGTACTTGGTGTGACCTCTACTGCTCTCTGATCATCTCCTACAATAGAAACAAATGCAGGAACTGAAATAGGATTATCTTCCGTATACTTTCCAGAAAGAACCTTAACAGTAGTTCCTGATTGAGCAGCTCCAACTGCTGCTTTAATAGTTAAAAATGCATTATCAATAGATGTTCCATTATTTCCATCACCACCATCTTTTGCCACATATAAAACATTAGGTGCAGAGTTAATACCAGACGCAGAAGCACTAATTGTTACACCAGAACCTATGGTAATTTGAGAATTGGTGATAGTTACATCTTCGTCACCAACCGTAATAGTGTTATTAATACCATCTATAGTGATAGATGAACTACCTACTGTGAGGATACCCGTAATTCTTGTATCACCCTCAACCAATAGTGCAGTAGTTCCTACACCAACATGTACGGTTCCTACTCCTGTACTAGCACCAAGAGTTGTTATTCCTAATGTTTTAGTATTTCCATCAACATGTAGATCAGATCTAGCAGTAATAATACCAATAGATTCTATTTCTACTACTTCTCTACTGAAGATAGATCCAGCAACAGAAATATGCCCATCAAAGTATGCAACAGTATCTGTTGTAGTTCCACTACCAACATACAAGTTATATTCTGATCGTGCAGTAGTTGCAATACCTACGTTTCTAGTGGTATGAACACCAACAGCATTAGATGCCCAAGTACCACCAACACCAGTTCCTCCTCCACCACTATTTGCAACCCATGCTTGATTTTTACGAACATATTCACTTCCATCAGAAGGAGCATCTTCAATACCACCTCCACCTATTGCAGAAAGTTGTTGTTGAACTCTATTTACAAATACTAGATAATTGTTTTCTAAATCTTTTATAGTTGCATAATCTGTTTCATCAAAAGTCTTTTGTTGCTCCGTTAATTCCTTTTGATTTGATTTTATATTCTCAACTAATTTATATAACTCTGATATATTACTCGTTGTTGTTTTACTTTCACTTTTAAATTTAGATGATAATGATGATACATTTTTTTCTATGTCATGAATATTATCATCATAATATTTTACTTCAGGAAGATTTGATATTTCTTCTTTTAGTCCTTCAAAATATGATTTAAGTTCTTTATTAGATTCATAATATTTGGCACTACTTTCATTTATTTTTTTCTCTATATTTTGCCTTGTCTCATTAAGTTTACTTAGTATATTTTTCTTTAATTTTCTATCATCATCTTGGAATTGATTGTGATGATCCCATATTTTCATGGAACAATCTTTCAATTCTTCAGTTATTTTATCCTTTACCTCTTGTAAATTATCCTTTACTTCATTAATTTTAACTCTACTCTCAAAATCTTTTATATCAAAGGATTCTGATAAAGCATCAATATCAAAATTTATCTTAGTATTAAAAGTATCTACTCTATCACCTATTGCAGTAATATCTAATTCATACTCTTTAAAAGTTTTTCCTATCCAAGTAAAATCAGGAACAACATCTTCCCTAACCTTTTGAATTTCTTCTCTTATAAGAACAAAATCATTTTCATAATATTTTGGTTCTGGAAGATTTGTTACTTCTTGTTGAATAAGATCTATTTTATCTTCAATACTATCAATCTGTTCATCATAGTATTTTACTTCAGGAAGATCTTTTACAGATGTTCTTAAAAGACTTATCTGTTCACAAATAGATTCTACTTCATTATCATAATCTTTAACTTCTGGGATATTTTCTCTTACTTGCTCAATATGCTCTGCAAGTTGCTTTAACTCTTCATCATAATATTTTACTTCTGGAATATCAGGAATACTTTCCCTGACATCATTAACCATCCGAACTAATTCAGACCATTCGGGTGCTTTTACTACATCGGTAACTTCTAAAAATGGATTACCATCTGCATCATCTATAATTTGTATATCTTCTTCTTTTACTTCCTCTTCTTCAATGTAATCTTCTACAGAAGGTAATTCTTCTTCTATCTCTTCTTTTAGAAAATCATCGACTGAAGGCAATTCTTTTGAATCATCCCAATCATTTATGGACGGCAACTTATCGTCAGGCATTTTATTAGTAAATAATACTTTGGGATTTCTCTCCCCGTAAGTTTATTTATCTTCTTGCTTTGCTCCATTTTTTAGGAGTTTTGCAAGTTCTGCTGTGGAACCAACAAAGAGTGCATTATTAACTGTGTTTGGTCCTTTTTGTGGAGCATCTTCATTAACATCTTTAACTTTCTTCTGAAGATCCATCAACTTATCAGTAGCATCTGAAACACTCTTAATTAACTGGCCAGCGACCTCGTATGCCCTTGGCATCTCACTATCCTGTGCAAGTTCAAGAATACCATTAATTGCTTCCTGACCCTTCTCTATGATGCTGTAGAGATTACCACGAGTATACTCATAATCTTTTTCAATATCACCTTTAGTTAATCTATCTGGTTTTTGTATTCCTACAGGTTCCTTAACTTCAACAGGATCTACTTCCACTTCAGTTGGTGTAATATTGAAAGCATCATCTAAATTGTTTTTCATTTATCCATTCCAAGTAGTAGTTCCATCAAATCCAAAGTCATCACCTTCCTCAACTAATACATTATCAGCAGAGGTAATGGATTTGACTTCTGTGCCACCTATGTGAGCAAGTTTAGTTGTACCATCCTGACCTCTCTTAACAGTAATCTTATTAGTATCAGAGTCT